GCTGCGCAGCGCCCAGCCGGTGGTGGTGCCCAGATCGAGGGCAAGGATGGTGGTGCTCATTTTGGCTCCTTGCTGGTCGGCCACTGACGCAGCCGACGCTCAATAACGAAACTTCTCCATGACGTGCGCGCGCGCACGTGTAGAGAAAAACCAGCAGATGCGTCAGCTGCGTCAGAAAGCCCGGTTGTCATGACGGTCAGTTGTCGGCGTAGGGGGTGTAAGCGGGCGTCTGCGCGTGCTTGAGGCCGATGCCCTGGAATCCACGCACGCCCATGCCGTTGCGCCACTTCTGCAAGCCGCGTGTGATCAACAAGTCGGAAAAACGCCGCTGCGCGCCGACAAACTCACCGGCCGCCTCTGCCCACTGCTTCCAGTCGTTGAACAGTTCGGCGGTCAGCGCCCGCGCATTGGCCTCGCGCACGCAGCGCTCTTCCAGCCAGCGTCCGAGCGCATCCTCAGCCTCGAAGTACTCCTCGGTCGCCTCGACCACGCACGCCGGTGGCCTCAAGCCCTCGCGCTGCCACGCCAGGCACCCCTCAACCGCCCACGCCATGATTCCGTCGCGCTCGGCCAGCAACCTGTCGGTCAGCCCACCATCGCGTTTCTCCGGGGGGATAGTCACGGTGAAGGGGACCAGATGCAGGCGCCGCTTCATCGCCTCGTCGATGTTGCGGATGACCGGCTTATGGTTGCCGACGATGACCGGCTTGAGATTCGGCGTGAACTCGAAAAAGTTCTGGTGCATGAAGCGCGCCGAGATCTTGTCGCCGCCGGTGATGGCCTTGATCTTCGATTCGTTCCAGCGCCGCCCCTGCTCGGTCTCGATGGCGCAGACGAAGCGCGCACCACGCAGGCCTGCCAGATCGGTGGGATGCCGGTCGTTGCGCGTTTCGACAAAAGTGTCCATCGCGGCGGTGGTGGCGTAATCGCCGAGGATGGTGCTCACCACATTGGTGAACACGCTCTTGCCGTTGGCACCGGTGCCGTAGAAAAAGAACAGCGCATGGGCACTGGTGACGCCAGTCAGGCAGTAGCCAACCATGCGCTGCAAATAGGCCTGCAAGGCCTGGTCGCCGCCGGTGATGTCAGCGAGAAAGGTGAGCCATTGAGGACACGCGCCGTCGGGTGTGGCGGTGGTGATCTTGGTCATGCGGTCGGCACGCTCGTGCGGTCGCCTGCGTCCAGACGTCAGGCTGACCACGCCCCCGGGGGTGTTGAGCAGCCATGGATCGGCATCCCACTCGTCGGTGCTGGCAGCATGCCGGCGGTCGGCACGCGCCAGACGCTCTACGCCACCAACTGTGCTGCAACTGGCGAGTTTGGCTGCCAGCCGTGGGCTGTCGGCGCGCAAGGCCGCCTGACGGCAGACACTGCGGATCAGATCGGTCGCTGCCAGAGTCTCATCGCCGCGCCAGCGCCGGCCATCCCACACCAGCCAACGCCCCCAAGTAGCGATGTAGCGCCAGTCGCGGTGGTAGCGCCGGGTGAAGGCCAGCGCCAGCGCATCCTCGGTGCCCCACACTGACTCGTCCGTGCTAATGACCGGCTCATCGACCATGGTGACGTCATGTATCTGCAGGCGCGGACCGTGAGCCAGAAAGGTCCCGACATCGAAGCCCTCGGCCACAGCGTCGGCCGCGTCCCAGCCCTCAGCCGCATCCTCTGGCGGATAGAGGATGTGGCAGGACTTCGCACCGGCCGACAAGATGGCTTGCGCCGCTTGGGTGGCATAGGTCCAGCCCGGCTTGTCGCGGTCAGGCCAAATAAGCACAGCCTTGTTGGCCAACGGCGACCAGTCGGTCTTGTCCGCCGGCGCATTGGCACCATGCATGGCCGTGGTGGCGACGATGCCGGCCTCAATCAGCGCTTGTGCGCACTTTTCGCCTTCAACCAGCACCACCAGGGCGGCATCAAGCAGACCGGGCTGGTTGTACAGCGGCCGCGGCTCAGGCGGAGCCATCTTGCGGCGCTTGGCATCCCAGGGCCGAAACTCCTTGCGCCCATCGGACGGATCGTAGCGGTAGACCACCGCGATGAGATTGCCGGCGGCATCCAGGTAGTCCCACTTGGCGGTAGCCGGCCCCAAATCGTCCAGCGCCGGCGTCTTGCGCACCTTGACCGCCGGCTGCGTCGGAGCCTGCCCCAACAGCTCGCCGGCAGCCTCAAGCACCTGCGCAAAATCGGCCGAGACGTTGATGCCACGTTGCGCAGCGACCAGATCGAAAATGTCACCGCCCTCACCGGTGGCGCGATCGGTCCAAAGGCCTGCCTTGTCGCCGGTGAGCACCACCTCAAGGCTGTCGCCGGGACTGCCTAACACGTCACCGATGAGGTACTTGTTGCGACGCTTTTTGCCGGCTGGGAACAGCACTGGCAGCACGGATTCAAGCCGTGCCAGCAGATCAGATCGGATCTGGTCACGTTGCGCGAGACCATCGACCGCGGCGGCCGCATGGGTGTCGTTGAAATCCATCATGCGGACTCTCCGGCACCGCCGCTCGCGGCGGCGGCGTCACGGTTCTGCGCCGCTGAGGTTTGAGACGCCCAGACGGCGAGTTCCGACAAGCGATACCGAACCAGTCCACCCATCAAGTAATGCGGAATCCGATATCGCGCCCGCATCGCATGATCGGCAAACCAGTAGTACGGCAAGCGCAGCGCGGCCGCTGCCTGTTTGGCATCGATCATCGGCTCGATACCTTCGACTGACGAACCGTTGTCGTTCATGAATCGGTCCTCCAGCAACGGTCCTGCCAGGAGCACATCCGGCACTCGAAATGGGTCTGGTCTTGATACGCGCGGGGCAGAAGCTCGCCTGCCTGAGTCGCTGAAATCACGCGCAAGCCGCGGTCCGACATGCGCTGGGCGAGCGCTGCATCGAACGGCACCAGCTCGGTGTAGATCTCCATGCTGTCGGCGTTGATCGCCGTGAAGATCGCCGGGTGCTCGTGCAGCTGCAGGTAGGCCTGATACAGCACCACCTGGGCGTGGTAGACCGGCTTCGATACCGCCACGCCGTTCTTCTGCAGGTCGCGCCAAGACTTCGAGCCCAGGCACTTGTTCTCCCACAGCGCCGGGTAGGCAAAGCCCTCGGGGCCACCGACGATCACGCCGTCGATGTGCCCCTGCAAGCGGCCGTCGATCGCGGAAAAGCCAAACTGCTCGCCGTTGGCGCGGCGGGTGCGAACATCGAAGCCTGCTGCCCGCAGCCAGTCGACCATGCAGTCCTCCATGACATGGCCGCGCTCAAAGATGCGCAAAATGCGCCCGTCGGTCTCGCGACCGGCATCGACAGGCGCCTTGGCAAACTCGTATTGCAGCGCACGCTCACAGGACACCCCGAGCCGAGAGGCACCGAGGTAATCGCGCGGGGTCTGCGATGCCCTTTGGCGTTGCAGCCCGGCATCGACCAAAGAGGACACCTGGCCGGGGATACTCGATGCGGAGTTGAAGTCGATCATCGCTTCGCCCCCTTCGGCTCATCCCACAGCGGATCGTCCTTAAGGTCGTCGTAAGGCTTGGCCATCGGGTCCGGTGCAGGGCTCGCGCCGAGCACTGGCGGAAACCGCGTCTGCGTGTGGTGCTCGAGCATCGCATCCGTGTAGCCGGTGACGATGGCGTCGATCACCCGCAGCGCCTCGACCTCGGAGTAGCTACCGAGCGGCTTGTCGAAGCCGATCTGACTCGCCGCGTTGCCGAAAGACCTCAGGCACTTGCGCATCGCCGCCAATTCGACGTCGGACGGGTCAATCATCTCGACCTCCGCGATGTCCATGAGCCCGGACTCGACCCGCACCCAGTTGCTGTAGAGCCGTTGAAACGCGTCCTGACAGCGGCGTGAACAGAAGGCCCAGTCGATCGGATAGCGCGCGGCGCTGCCAATCGGCTGCCGCGTGTCGGAGTGACCAAAACCTCGCGCCTGGCGTTTGCAGATCCAGCATTTCACGGGCCCTCCTTCACTGCGCCCAAGCCGGCTTGCCCGACAGGGGAGCGGCAGGCGTTGACGAGGTGCTAGCAGCCGGCTGCACGGCAGCGCGAGGGGCCGGCGCTGGACCGCTGGTGTGGCCGAAATCGGCTTCGCCGGGCTCGACAGCGGTTCGCACGATGTTGCGCAGGTCGCCGCGGCCATCCTTCTCGATGTCGATGCGGGCGACGAACTCCAGCCCGTCGAGCTCATGCAGTCCGGCAATCCGGCGTGCGGCAGCCGCTTGCGGCGAGGTGTCCTGCGGCCGGATGTTGCGGGCGCTGTTGAGCACAGCGCGCACGAAGGTACGGCCCATGTTTCCCCAAGCGGGACCCTTGGGGCTGTAGAGGCCGATGTTCGACCACATCTTTCGGCGGGCGAATGGGCCTTCCAGGACGACGAACTCGCAGGCGAGGTAGACCGAGCCAGTCTCGAAGCTCTGGGTGGCGTAGCCGCCGGTCCAGCCCTGCGCGACGTCGTCGTAGCCACCGGGCTTAATCGTCATGCGGACACGGGCGATGGTGCCCTTGGGGATGAGCTCGAAGGACTGCTGCTGTTCTGCGTCGTTGAAATCGGTCCAGGCGGACATGGCTTACTCCTTGGATTTGGGGGTTTGGGTAGCGGCGGCGCACTTCTCAATGAGCGCGCGCAGGTCGGGGGGCTCCAGCAGATCGAGTTGCCCGGAGCGGTCCTTGGCCGGATAGCCGTAGGGGTTCATGGTCTGGGTGACAAAAGCGCGGTAGGACGAGCCGTCCTCGGCCTTGATCTCAGCCAGCGTGACCACCTCGTCGACGATCCCCGGCAGTTCGGCGGCGGTCTTGGCACCCTCGATCTGGGGCACGAAAACCTTGCGGTTGAAGTCATCCGTGCGCTCGTCGAGGATGGCGACGAACACCACGT